TGAACTTCGTTTCCATGAGATCCAAACTATCACCCAACTGCATTTGGCACAGTCAAATGGAATGGTTCACTAAATGAAAATAGCAGTTATAACTCATGGTCGAACTGGAAGTTCTTCTCTGACTGAAGCGATGGCAGAGGCACTGGGATATGAACTGTTTATAGAACCACGCAACACCGAGTTGTGGATAGACTGGAACAAATCTGATCTACCTGATCTAAAAGTTATCCCTGAAAATAGTATTGTGAAGCATATTCATTATCAAGACATGGATTGGTCGTATGAAAAAATACAAGAGTTTGATAAGATTTTTGTGTTATTCAGAAGTGATATCAGACAAACAATGAAGAGTTATGATAATGCGATGCAGCATGGTTTTGATTTTGTTAAGTATAAAGACAAAAAACTATTTTCGGTAAACAGAAGAGAGTTTTTCTATGCTTTTGACTGCTACAGAACATTAATGTTGTTTTATTCAGACTACAATCATTCTATTGATGGTAAAAGAGATGAACGAGAAAGAAAAAAAGTATCATTGATTTGGTATGAAGATTTCTTTGAGGTTGATAAAGAAACTTGCTGGATGAATGTCAACAAAATGAAGATTGGTATAACAAGAGATAGATTTGATATTGTATACGATAAGTGGTTAGACCCAAAACATCGTTATCTGCAAAAAATGGAAGAATCGTAATGGACTTTGTATCTGACAAATGGCATCACCGTTATCTTGAACTGGCATCAACTGTTGCTAGTTGGTCAAAAGATCCATCACGCAAGATTGGTGCTATTGCTGTCAAAGATCAGCAGATTTTATCTGTTGGTTACAATGGGTTTCCTCGTGGTATTGATGACGATCCAGTCAGACTAAATAACCGCATCGAGAAGTATAAGTTTGTTGTTCACGCTGAGAAGAATCTTATCTACAACGCAACACACAACGGTGTCAGTCTTGCTGGCAGTACAGTTTATGTTTCTGGGTTACCAGTTTGTTCCGAATGCGCAAAGGGTTTGATTCAAGTTGGTGTCAAAACTGTAGTCATGGAAGATGTAGATAACATCCGTGATAACTGGGCAGAGTCGTGGGAACTCACAAAGTCTCTTTTCGATGAAGCACGTATCGAGTACAAAATACTAGAGGTAAAAAATAAAACTTAATGAACCGCAAAAAAGTCTACCGTGTAAGAATCCAAAACCCCAACAACGATAGCAATATTGAACTTTACTTTGACGGATGGTCTATTGATAACATCAAGTCGCAAGTAAGAACTTATATGGCAATGAATAGAATCCCAGAAACAAGACAGTTTGAAGTCTATGAACAGTGAATTCAGAAAAGCATATAATGCTTGGTTGAAAGCATATTTTAAAATAGTGAAAGATAGGAAAACATAATGGCAAAAGGTATTAGTGGCGCAAGCAAAATTGTAAGTATCCCAAAAGGAACAAGTATTGGTAATGGTTTGACAAAAACATCTTCAATGAACAAGAGTAAGAAACGAAACCATAAAGTATATCGTGGTCAAGGTCGATAAACTGGAGATTATATTATGTTTGAACGTGAAATGTTAAAAAATGCACTTGAAAAGAATATTGTTAAGGTAACATTCGACAAAGTCGATGGAACCAAAAGAGTGATGGAATGTACGTTGATGGAAGATGTTATTCCATCAACCATTCCTACTAAAGAAACAAAAGAACCTCGTACAGTAAACGCAAACGTCCTAAATGTTTGGGATATCGAAAAGCGTGACTGGCGATCTTTTCGAGTTGCTAATGTAACTGACTACACATTGGTGAAGTAATGAGTTTAAGTGATATTGATGCGACTGAGACAGAGTCTCTTGGTCCATCAGAAGACGGCACATACACCCAAGCAATGGGTGGTACTGAGTTGATGAATAAGGCACTAATGGAGCGTGTAGATCCTGCTCTGTTGGAAGAGTTTCATATCATCAAGTCACGTGTTCGTAAAGTTGACACCAACAAAAAGAATATCCTTTGGTTGCATGACTTATGGGCAGACCCTGAGTCACAGCACCTGAGGGATCCTGAGTCACGCAAGAGATTCTCGAAGTTGGTGTTTGTATCTAACTGGCAGTTGTCAACATATAACTTAGGACTTGGTGTACCATATGCCGAGTCAATGGTATTGCGCAACGCAATCGATCCTATTGAAGTTGACTGGACTGGTAAACCTGATGATCGAATCAATCTAATCTATCATACTACTCCGCACCGTGGATTAGATATTGTATACGCTGCTGTTGAAAAATTAGCAGAAGTATATGGCGATAAGATTCATTTAGATGTGTTCTCATCATTTGAAGCATATGGTTGGAAAGAGCGTGATCAACCATACCTTCCCCTGTTTGATAAGATTCGCAATCACCCACAGATGACATACCATGGATACCAACCAAATAATATCGTTCGTGAATATCTGCAGAAAGCACACATTTTTGCATATCCGTCTATTTGGCAGGAAACTTCTTGTATTGCTGCGATTGAAGCAATGAGTGCTGGTTGCCAAGTTGTATGTCCTAATCTAGCAGCACTACCAGAAACCACTAGTCACTGGGCAGATATGTATCAGTTTAACGAGAATATTCAGCAACACGCACAAGTGTTTGTTAATCGTTTGTTGAATGCTATTGCTGTTCATCGTGAAGACTATATGCAGAAAAAACTTGTCTTGCAAAAGAATTGGGTAGATAATTTCTATAACTGGGATCTGCGAGCAGCAGAGTGGACTAATCTACTAACGAGTTTAAGATAATGGCAAAACGTAAACGTACAATGACACCAGAACAGAAGGCAGCAGCGGCAGAGCGTCTTGCTAAGGCACGTGCTGTTCGTGCTGCTGCTAATCCTCCAGAGTACAAGAACGTACACGACAGCGTCCTCGCATTGTCGGAAGAGGACACTCTCTGTATGAAGAATGTAAAGGGTTGGATCAAATCTAATCGTGAACGACTCGCTGCAGAGCGTAAGAACGTCCGTATGGGAGCAAAGGGTGCTGAGGCACGTGCTGCTGCAGTATCTGGTTATATTCGCAACATGCAGACGTATCTTGAGTCTGGTATTTGGAACGATTTGTTCTTTGGTGAGAATGCTGAGAATCCTATTCAGTCAGCAGTAATCAAAACAAGTCATCTAGCATACAATGCAGATGGCACTGTAAAGCGAACTGTTGGTACATGGTACTGCGACATTGGTGATGTTTGGACAAAGGAAATGGCAAGTGGCAAACACTTCGAATAATGTAATCGACTTTAACGATAAACTTCTCAACAAACAACTAGATGAATATAATGAATATCTAGAAGAAGAATATGACGAGCATGTTGAAACAATCAACTACATTTATGATGCTATAATGGATGCCTGTGTTGAAACTGGTGTTGCTGATGATAGTGATGAGTTTGTTAAAGACTTCGCATATGTTATGGAAGCAGTGCAATCAATGGTCAATAGACAGTTTGGTGAGTTCCATACTTTCCAAAAGGTTATTGATAAACAGTTGAAAGTCACTCGAGATGAAGATGGGTGGCCAATAGCAGTTGACTGGATTCCAAAGTTGACACCCAAAGAATAATATATTATAATAGATACTTAAATAAACTATACGATGTAAATACAATGATTATCTTAGACTTAAATCAGGTAATGATCAGTAATCTTATGATGCAGTTGAATCACAATCCTGAAGTTGACGAGGATTTGGTTCGCCATATGATTCTCAACAGCATTCGCTTATATAAAACAAAATTCACAGACGAGTATGGTGAACTTGTTATCGCATGCGATGATAAGAACTACTGGCGCAAGTCTGTGTTCCCCTATTATAAAGCACATCGCAAAGAGGATCGTGAAAAGTCAACACATGACTGGAATCGTATCTTCGAAGTGCTGAATAAGATTCGTGATGAAATCCGTGATAACTTCCCCTATAAAGTAATCCAAGTTGAACGTGCAGAGGCAGACGATATTATCGGTGTCTTGGTTAACAACTATGGTGTTGAACTGATGAACTCTAATGCTGAGAAGATTCTAATCCTATCTGGTGACAAAGACTTTGGTCAGTTACAAAAGTATGTAAACGTTGATCAGTTTAGTCCTGTGTTAAAGAAGTGGATTCGTGTTAATGATGCTCGCAGATTCCTGCGTGAACATATCATGAAGGGTGATCGTGGTGATGGTATTCCAAACTTCTTATCTGATGACTCATGCATTATAAGTAAGCAAAGACAGAAACCTCTGGCAACTAAGAAACTCGACTTGTGGGTTGATCAAGAACCAGAAATGTTCTGTGACGAACGTATGCTTCGCAACTATAAACGCAATGAGCAACTGGTTGATCTTGAGATGGTGCCACAGGATATTGCTAGTGATATTATGCAGCAGTATCTTTCGTATGAAGTGCCGAAAAAATCTGGACTCCTAAATTACTTTATAAAGAACAAACTGAAAAACTTGATGGATTCCATCGGAGACTTTTAATGAAAAGAACATTTCATGATTTATTTACTGAAGTTGGTAATGCAACTAAGAAAGCAGACAAGATTGCTATCCTACAAAAGAACAGCAGTGCTCAGTTAAAACAAGTATTGGGTATGACATATGACCCACGTGTTGTTTGGTTATTACCTGAAGGTGAACCGCCATACAAACCAATGGACAAAGCATCTGATCAAGAATCAGGTTTGTTTTCTGAGGTGCGTAAACTTTACTTGTTTGTAAAAGGCGACAGTCCAACACAACGCAATCTAAAACCTCTGCGTCGTGAGCAGTTATTCATTAACATGTTGGAATCTATTGACCCTGATGATGCTAAAGTATTATTAGCAATGAAAGAAGGCAAACTACCATACAAAGGGTTGACTCGTGCTCTTGTAGCAGAAGCATTCCCAACTATTTCAAAAGACTGGTGAAAGGAAGATAAAAGATTATCATGTCTAAGACTAAAGAGTATCGTAACAAGCATCTGGAAACGGATGGTCTGAAACATAAGAAAATCAAAAAAGAATCCCGACATAACTTCAAGGAACACTTGAAGGATATTATTGATACAGAAAACTGGGATGAACTACAAGACGAACTATATTATGAAGAACATAGCAATAATCGTTGGTAATGGCAAAAGCAGGGAAGCAATTGACCTAGACACACTTGTTGGTCAGGGAACTATTTATGGAACTAACGCACTTTATCGGGATTTTGCTGGTTGGGATTATCTGGTTGCTATTGACCAGCGAATGGTAGATGAGATCAAGACGACTGAGATGCGTCTTCCAGGACAAGCGATCTTTCCACCATACCCAGAATGTTTTGAAGAAACTACAGGCAGACGTGGCAACGCAGGTATGGTAGCAATGCGTGAAGCAATTAAACGTGGTGCCAATACGCTGTACTGTTTAGGATTCGACTTTATTCTTGCTGGTGCTGACTCTGTACTGAATGTTTATGGTGGCACTAAGAACTACGAACCAGAAACTCAAGAAGGATTAATGGAAGCAGGATTTCATCGCCTTCAGTATCTTGAGTGGTTCGCTGGTCAAAATCCAGATGTAAACTTTATCTTTGTTATTCCTGATAATGGTCAAGTGAAACCTATTGAATCACCAAATGTCATTGGCATGCGTATGTCAACCTTTATTGGCAAGACTAAATAATATATGCCAACATTTTTAGGAGGCAGTTATGAACTACTTTGACGCATGGACTTTGGTTGCAATAATGTTTACATTCATTGTTGCATATTTCTCATACAAAGCAGGATACGACGCAGGTGTGGAACGTGGTGTTGAATCTACACTCGATCAACTAGAAGCACAAGGTGTGATTCAACTGGAGCAAGATCCAGAGGATTAAATGATTTCTGACATTATACTTGGACTTGCATTAATGTATGGTCCATTCAATGATAATCAGGTGAAATGTTTAGCAGATAACATATATCACGAAGCGAGAGGCGAGTCGTTGCAAGGACAACTCGCTGTAACGCATGTTGTCTTTAATCGCACACACTCTGCTAAGTTCCCAACCTCATACTGTGAGGTTATTCATGATGCTGACACTTGGATGGGACATCCTATTCGTAATCGTTGTCAGTTCTCATGGTACTGCGATGGTAAGTCAGATCTGCCTCGTGATCTTGACGCATACAAAAAAGCAATTGAAACTGCTAAGACGGCATGGTATGTTTATTACATGAACGAAATGGACATGAGCAACGGTGCCGATCACTATCATGCTAAGAGCGTGATGCCATACTGGAGCAAGGAAATGACTCCAACAGCAACGATAGGAAATCATCTATTTTATAAGAGTAAATAATGAGCATTAACACATATGATTTATCTTCCATCGAACATTTAATTGATGGTGTTCGCAGAAAGTATACAAATGATTTAAAGTATGGAT